TGTCCTCTTACGATTACAGGAGCGAAAGTTCTCATTTTAGGTTCAAGTCTTTTACCTTGAATCCATTCGTCTTTATTACCTGTTGATTTTAACTTGTCAGCAAATTCTTGAACAGGGTCTGGTCGACCAAAAGAAACAGGGGATAAGTATGTCTTATTATCACCTAACGAATAATGAAAGAATAATTCAATGAATGGATTATCTTTATTATGTTTGTAAGGTACAACACGAACTACTTGTTTTCCTGGTTGTGGTTTCCAAAATGATTTGGTTGTTGATGAGGTTGATTCTAACTGAGTTAGACGGTTTTTTATGGCATTTATGTCCATTTTCTTTCTCCTATGTATTATGTTTTATTGTTTATTGTTTATGGCTATTCGTATAACCATATAACCTATTTTTACATCGTGTATAAATATACGACGCTTTTTCCAAACATACAAGTTTTTTTTTATTTTTTTTGAACTTTTTTTTCAACAACTTCAAAAAGTCTATCAAATGCTTCTATGTCCATTTTTTTTCTACCTATAAAATATTTTTTGGCAGTATTAATATTTTCAGAATTAGTAACATCAACTGCTTCTTCAGAATTTATTGTTCTTAATTCAAACTTCATTAAATATCCTCTGTTTTTATTATTTTAAATATTCGTGTATTTATTCGTTTCAAACCTTCATTATTGGTAATCAATAAAGTGTTTTTAAAGTCATTCCAAGGTACTATGAATTTACTATCCATAAGTCCATTGTTTAATGATGCAATAACTTCATTCAGTCCATTTATTGTATATAAAGTATTTGTAAATTTTTTCCTATGTAGAGAAATTGTATTCTCTACTGCATTATAATCAACTGAATTTGTAGAATCAACATTATATGTACACATCAATTCTTCTACTTTTTCTTCATTCTGTAATACATAAATTTTTTCAAATACAATTTGATATGATGAAACGATTTCATTTAATACTATGTCGAGACCATCTTTTGTTGTAAATGTACATAATAGTTGTGAGTTCATTATTTTTCTCCAAGACATTTTTGCATGTCTTTACCTAGTCCACCCGCTATTTTACTTAAATCACCTGCTGTTCTCCAAGTGTCATCACCTATTTCAACCGTTTTACCTTTTGATACAAAAGAGAGTTTCATTGTACCTGGCGTGATTCTCATATTTTTCTGTATATGGTCTTTTAAATCACCTTTACCATCCCAACCTGTTAATTTACCTAAACAATCTCTGAAATCTTTTGGTGTATAAGCTTTGTCACCAATCTCAATCATTTTCTTATCATCATCAACACCATCAATGTATCTATCCCAATGCATTCTTTTCATAAATGATTTTGTATATGTTTGTTCGTGTGGTCCTGCTTCTTCATTGTATTTTTTCTCAGCATCATCTGAAGACATTCCTTGTGCTATCGAAAGATTAACATCTAATTCAACAACTCTATTGTACATATTTTCGTGTGCTGTTTGCATTGCATCTTTTCTTGTTTGAACATTTTGTTCTAATTTTTCTAAAGCTTTATTGTTGTAAATTGATAAACAATCATCTGCAGATATGTTACCACCTAAGAAAGGTTTTTTAGATTTAGGATTTTTTGAATTTGCTACTATTTCAGCTGCCTCTTCAGGTGATTTAGGTGGTATTAATTTTTGCATCTTTCCTCTAATTGATGCAGTTGCTGTTGCCATCTTGAATACAAGTTTATTTGGTGCTTGTTTTGTCGAATCATTCAATCCATCTGCTTTACCTGAACCTGCAACAGCTACAGCTGCTTGAACAATATGTTCTGGATTATCTTTATCTAAATTGTTTTCTTTAATATAGTCTTTAACTTGTGGATTCTTTGCAGCTTCTTTAAGATATTTATCTGATGTTTTATCTACAAATTCAGCTTGACCAGTTAATGCTCCTGTTGCTATTTTTGTAAGAGGTGCTTTATTCAACTCTTCAATATTTGAATCAATATCAGCTCTCATTGATTTCACCATATCACCATTTGCATCAATTCCACCTTTTACAGCTGCATCTAATTCTTCTTCCATAGCTTCAACATTCGTTCCAGGTTCAGCACTTGATTTAATTGCTTCAGTAGCTGATTTAACGGTTGCATTTGCATGAGGGTCTTTTAATCCTTGTTTGTTTGATATGTAAATCATTCGTGTTCTACCATCAGTATCAACATACATCATACCCGTGTCACCATCTCCCTCTACACCAGTTTCTTTTGTTGCATGTTTTTTGAAATATTCAAGTTCTGTTTCATAATGTGAAATAGCTTTATTATCACCACTTTTTTTAGCTTCTTCTAATTTTTGTTCTAATTCATTTTGAACTGAAGCTGTACCATTTTGAGTAAATGTTACTTGAATTGGGTACCCTTCAGGTTGATTATCATCAAATTTCATATTTTTATTAGCTCTGATTTTACTCATAGTAGAAACACCTGAAGTTGATTTTTTAATTAATTTTGTTAAATCTTTTTTACCATGCTTTGTATTACTATGATTATCTTTAATGTATTGTGCAATTGCTTCTTTATGTTCTTCCTCTGTAAGATTGGGTTGTTCAATAGCTATTTTTCTTGAAATACCAGCTATTTCCTCTTGAAGAGCTGTAGTTTCACTACCTTTACCTGTTTGACCATTAAAAATATCACTTTGATTTTGTGTAATTTTTTCTGTTGTTGGTTTTGGTTTTTCTTCTACTTCGCTTGAATCTGATGATTTTGTATAATCTTTAGTGGATGGAAAATCAACTTTTTTAGGTTCTGTTGTTTGTTCAGGTTCTTCTTGACCTTTTTTACCTAATTCTTTTTCAGCTTCTTCTTTGTCTATTTTTGAATGTGTTCCAGCTTTTACTGCGTTATTTCTTGCCTCTTCTGAATCAAAGTCACTTATGTTCTGAGATTTATTATTTCTTGCATAAAATTTTTCTTTTGTTTCTTCAGTTAAATTTTGTATAATTAAATTAGTGACATCTTCTGTCAATTTCATATGAGAAAGAGTTTCTCTTAATTGTACAATATGTAGTGGATTATCTTTGTTAGGCATCCCGTTGTGTACACGGAGTGACCATTCTAAAAGTATTTTATTAATCATTTGTTCCATTTTATAACCTCTTTGTAATGTCGTTCATTTCACCATAATTTAAACCCATTTTGGATTTTGTGAAATGTTTTCCTTCTTCTAAAATTGATTTTATGTCTTTCAAAGTTTCTACTCCATCTTGGTTTGAAAAGTCAAATAAGAAACTATCATATCCGTATAAAACCAATTTTGTCTTCTTCCCTAATAAATAGTCTTGAATTAATAAAATCTTCTTAATATTTGATTCTGTCTCTAATGCCTGTATCAAATAGTTAAAAACCTTATTTCTATTCATATCTTCATAGTTCTCAAATAATAGTTTCCGTCTATAAATATCTGTAAATACTAAATTATGAGTATTTATTTCATTCCACTTCTTATTTATATACTTGTGTGTCAAGTCAAAGAATGGAACTTTTTCTCTGGTTTCTTTATCTATTCCACCATATAATAGTTTAAATGTTCTTTGTTTTGATTCTTCATATGAACATTCATACCATTTTGAAAGGTGTTCGTGTACTGAATCTTCACCAAATGTATGATATCCAACTAAATCAGCAATCAATCTCAAGTGATATGCATCAAAGTCAAATTCTACTAATGAATCATTTTCAGCTATGAATCCTTTTCTTTTCTCAGGTGGGAGAGCTGCAAAGTTAACAGAACCAAATGAATTACTTGGCCTACCTGTTGTTGTCCATAGATTGTAATTTGAATATAATTTTCCATTTGATATGTGTTTTCTTACTCGTTCATCAAATATATCACATATATCATCGGATACCTTGATACCATTCTTTTCAATAGATGTAAATGCCTTCACAACATCATTCATATATTCATCATTCTCACCCGTATATGCTCTAGCCATTCCTTTATAAACATC